ATAAGGAGCTAGCAGAACTGGAAGAATCACAACGCTATCTCGATACGACCGAGAAAGTAATGCAAAAACCTAATGAATTGAAAGAGCAAGGATCAAGATGGAAAAATCTCGCCGTTGAGGGTGGCAAGAACGTCCTCGAAGGATTGGATAAGATAGAGCCAACGGCTCCGGAGATGATTCAGAATATGATGCAAAAGCCGGAATCAATCTATCCTGACGCCGACTACGCACCTGAGGTGGGTGGTGAAGGTGCGGGATACGACCAGACATCAATGGCGCCGGCCAACCAGGCCGGATCATCGTTGATGAGCAGCAGGGTCATGAATCCAGCGGCGGCACAGGCACTCTACGGAGGCGACCTGGACTCGGCACTCGCCTACAACGCAGGACAGCCGCAGTACGCGGCAGGCGGAGGGCTGATTGAGATGAACCCAGTCATGGGAAATGACGGGAAGTTCACGGAAATGCAGACAGGCATCAACGACAACCCCTTCATGAAGAACGCCAAGGGCGGAGGCATACTGAGTATATTATAATGGTAGAAGAAGCACAAAGACAACGTACAACTTTTCCTGACGCGAGAGAACAGTTTACAGCTAATCAAGGATACCAAAGAACAGTTGTTGATCCTATAGTAAGAAGACGACAGGATTTGGTAAAATCCTATGAAGGAACAGGAATTACACCACAAACATTTCCTGATTGGGCTCCTCATGATTTAATGAATCCACTTCAATCTTTTACTGATCTTCCAGTAGGAGGAAAATCTTGGCTCGGTTCTCCTATGTGGATGGATGCAGGAACTAAATGGAAACAAAATATACCCTTAATGTTGCGGAGTTTAAAACAACGAGATGAGTTTAAAGACTGGAGTGATGATGAGTTAACACACTACATGCATCGTATCTTCAGTAATCGTGGGGGGCTGGTGAGCTTAGTATAATGGCAGACGAAAAAATGTTGCAGAACCGTGAGGACATCATCAGGATTGAGGGGCAGCTGAAGCTCATCAACCAGAAGCTGGACAACCACATCTCGCACCTTTCAGCAAGGGTTGATACGATCTTCAGGATCGTGTGGACAGTCTCGTTCGGTGTGATGGCGTTGATTTTACGCGCGGCTTATATGGGGATAATGGGATGAACTACGATAAATTATTAGAGTCAGTCAAGAAACACGAGGGATTTCGGGACACCGTGTACCGCGATACACTAGACAAAAGAACCGTTGGGTTCGGCCACCTCTGCGTGGAGGACCACTGGGAGGACGGGAAAAAATACGACAAGGAATATCTGGAAGAGATTCTGGAAAAAGATTTACAGAGTGCCATAGATCAGACGCATGATATGTGCGCACACTTAAAGATTTCAGATGATGCGAAAACCATCATTTGTGAGATGATTTTTCAGCTTGGGGGGAACGGAGTTTCCAAGTTTCGAAAAATGTGGGCGGCGCTTCAAGAGGATCCACCAAATTATTTTGAAGCGCATGTCCAAATGCTTGACTCACGCTGGAGTAAACAAACACCCAATCGTGCGGTAGAAATGGCCGAGACTATGAAAATGTGTGGATAAATTTTAATTTCTATGCTATAATGTGGCGTGGAATTAATAAAGAAATATAATTACGCAGATCTTAAACGACAGGACGGGGATGTAAGATTATATCTTACACCGGATGGTGAAAGCTTACCCTCGGTCACATCCGTACTGAATAAGACAAAGGATCGCTCTTTCCTGAAAAAGTGGCGTGAAAAAGTTGGCGAGAAAAAAGCCGAGGAAATCATTCGGGATTCTACCCAGATTGGAACCGCGCTCCACCTATATATGGAACGTTTTGCGAACGGAGAAAAATACAAGGATCTTACTAAAATAGGGATACAGGCGGAGAAAATGGCCAAAAAGATCATCAACGAATCATTTCAGGACATTACAGAAGTGTGGGGATCGGAGGTTCACCTCTATTATCCCAAAAAGTACGCAGGAACAACGGATATGGTGGGCCTTTACAAGGGAAAGCCCACAATCATTGATTTTAAGCAGACGAATCGGCCAAAGAAGCGCGAGTGGGTACAAGACTACCTTATGCAGCTTGCGGCGTATGCCCAGGCACACAACAAGCTTTTTGATACGGACATAGAACAAGGAGTCATTCTTATGTGCTCTCGAGACCTTACTTTTCAGCGCTTTGAGCTTATGGGGGAGAAATTCAACCGCGCAAGCGACTCCTTCATGAAAAAACTTGACTTATATCTAGAGAGTATTATATAATACTCACAGGATGCCGTAATGGGTCCTGCTAAATCTTGCTTTAATAGGAGGTTAATATGAACGAATTAGAGCTAATACGTAACCATTTTCTTGGTTTTCACAACGACTTTTTTGACAGTTTCAGAAGAGTATCAACTTATCCACCATACAACATAAAAGAAAAGGATGACTTAGGCGTCATTGAATTTGCTGTAGCTGGGTTCGCTGAGAAGGATTTGAAAGTTGAGGTCAAGGACCAGACCCTGCATGTTTATGGATGCAAGGAAGAAAAAAAGTCTGAGGACTTTTATCACAAGGGAATATCGGATAGAACTTTCCAAAAAAAGTTTAAACTTCATGAACACATTGTGATTAATGGAGCCGAGCTGAAGGATGGTCTCTTAAAGGTGGCATATCATAGAGAAGTGCCAGAGTCCGAAAAGCCAAAGCAAATAAAAATTAAATCCAAGTAGAAAGTTCTTCACCGCTGATTTCTTTGGCGATGTTGACCTTGTTCCGAAGGGACTTAATGATTTTATCATCCACAGTCCCTTTGGCTACTAGATCAATGTAGAGTACCTTGTTCTTCTGCCCTATGCGATGGGCGCGGTCTTCCGACTGTATTCTTTTCTCAAGATCATAGTTGTTTGAATAGTATATGACAGTGCTGGCTTCCGTGAGAGTAATTCCGTATCCACCAGTCTGCGTGTTTCCTATGAAGAAACGAAGCTTTGAGTCTGGATCCTGAAATTTATTAATGCATTTCTGCCTGTCTTCCGTTGGTGTTGCGCCGTAGTAGGTGCAGCAGGAATCTTTTCCAAAATCGCTTAAGGCTATGTTGGCTTCAATCTTTTCAATGTCATGAATGTAATTGGCCCAGATGATAACCTTTCCACTTGTCTCTCCCAGAATCTGCATCAGTTCATCAATTCTGCTACTTTTAAGATCTAAGGTGTACCCCTCGTCTGTTTTCATATGGCCGCATGTTATCTGGTGCAGTCTTATTAATTGTGTCAATACATTGACGGCTGTCATGGACTGTCCCTTAAGCACTGACATGGCATTTGCTTTCATATCCTTATAGGCTTCCTTTTGCTCATCGCTCAGTTCCACTTCACGCTTGATGTATAGCTTATCCGGCAGGTCCAGGCAGTCCTTCTTCAATATTCGGTATGAATGAGGCGCTACACGATCCCCTAGTTCCTTAAGATTTCTGAACTTTACAATCTTCTGGTACCTATGGGTTCCGCCAGCTGCCGTTGCCTCTATGACCACGGCGTACCGGGTTCTGAATGCATAGTAGCTTGACTGCCCTAATATATAGGGATCAAGAAAATCCATCTGCGCCCATAGATCCATTGGTGATTGCGTCACTGGAGATCCTGTCAATATCCTTCTGTACTTAGTCTCAGTGGCGAGCGCTAAAATTGCCTTTGTTCTTTTCGCCTTTGGATTCTTGATCGTCGTGCTTTCATCCACGATCATCATGGATCTTCCAATGAGAAACAGCTTGGCGAAATCAACTCCTCTCTTTGAGGAAAAAGCTTCAACATTCATGATCATAATTTTTAGTTCAAAATTATTATTCATCATTGATCTTAATTCCGCCATATATTTCTGGCTTGTGGATTGTTTCCATATGACCACGTTCTTTTCTATGTAGTCTGGAACATGGGTGGGAATTTCCTGGTCGAACCAGGTCATATAAGCACCTTTAGGGGCAACCACTAGTAAGCGGTCTATTTTGCCTCGATTATAAAGTATGCATGCATTGTCCAATGCGATTTTAGTTTTCCCAGTTCCCATTTCCGCAAAGATAGCAAACGCTTCTTTGTCATAGCATTTTTTTAATGCATCTTTCTGATGCTCGTATGGCTCTGTCTTAAATTTATACATTCTTATTTCTTTCTTGACTTTGATTATAGCATAGTATATAATGCAATGCAAGAAATAAAATTATGACAGTTTACGTTTTACAAGAGATGGGAAGAAACATTAGATCAGCTGAAAAGTTTGGCGATTTAAAAGTTGTTCTTTCAGACAATAAACAAATAGTTTTATCCTCCGGTCCCCTTACTTTCAAGCTTAAGCATGAATTAAAAGATTTTAATGATGATGACTACTTGCTTTTAATGGGAGACCCTGCTATAATAGCGCTTGCTGGCGCAGTTGCCAGTGATGCAAATGGAGGACGGTTCAAAGTCCTGAAGTGGGACCGCGATGAAAAGAAATATTATGATATAGAAATAGATTTGAGAGGATGAAATGAAGATAGAAGTTATAAGTAAAGATGCTGTTTATATTACTATAAATGGAACTGTTTATTATATTGATGATTCAACTGGTGAAAGATTGATGAAAAAATGGAAAGAGGAGAAATAGAATGAATAACTTATTAAAACAAATGCAACAAGACGCTGGCGCGACAGCCCCTAATAGTATGGGGAAAATTGGCGCAGTGGCGAATGACATTGCTGATACGGATAAAGAGATCAGTGACATTGAAAAAGAATTAAAAAAGAAAAAGGATTACAAGAAACATTTATCAGAAAATGTTTTGCCCAACCTCTTTGCTGAGGTGGGACTATCAGAGTTAAAGCTTGCTGATGGCAGATTGATTAAAGTAGGGAACTACTATGGCGCTTCCATAAAGGAGGATAAAAAAGAATCTGCTTTCAAATGGTTCAGGGACAATGGATTTGGGGACTTAGTAAAGAACCAGATCTCTTGCAGCTTTGGGAGGAATGAAGATGAGAAAGCTAGGGGACTGATTGAAACCTTGAATGAACAAGGCTATCAATCCTCGCAACGTGAATGGGTCGAGCCTTCCACCCTTCGCGCATTTATACGTGAGCAACATGAAGCAGGCAAACAACTGCCTATGGATTTGTTAGGAGCTTACGTCGGACAAAAAACAACGATTAAAAACTAAAGGAGAGAGGCCTTATGGCAAAAAAGAAGCAAGCAGTCGCGAAGACTGCAAAACTAGATCTAGCAGTTCTTGCTAGTGACTCTAAGGATGCAAGCGGATTCGGCAATCTTGACATATCAAGAGATATCGCAATTCCTTACATCAATATTCTTCAATCCGGTAGCCCTCAGATAAATCCGTCAAAAGCGGAATATGTGAATGGCGCCAAAGTTGGGCAGTTTTACAATACTGTCACACAGGAGGTTACTGATACTATTGACGTGGTTCCTGTTTTATACCAACTAAGATACGTGGAGTGGAAACCACGTGAACAAGGTGGTGGTTTCGTAGAAGCTCATAACGCTGACAGTGGGATCTTGTCCCAGACAAAGCGTGATGGCATGACTAATAAGGATGTATTGCCTAGTGGTAATTACATTGCTACTACAGCCTACCACTATGTAATGGTCCTTGGAAAAGATGGGACTTATGCACAAGCTGTTATCAGCATGACATCTACTCAATTAAAAAAGAGCAGACGTTGGAATAGCTTAATGCTATCGCAAAAAGTTAAAGGTCCATCTGGGTTGTTTACACCACCAACATATGCGATGATTTATAAGCTCACTACTGTTAGTGAGTCTAATGACCGTGGTAGTTGGTTTGGGTATCAAATTGAAAAAGTTGGTACGGTTGAGGATTCTAATCTTTACAATGAATCTAAGGCATTTTCCACGGCTGCATCAAGGGGCGACGTTGAAGCTAAACCTGTTGCAGAAACGGAAGTTGCCAAAGAGGCTCCCACCACTAATTTGAAAGACGACGATATACCCTTCTAGGGCATAGTCGTTTACTGGAGATTTAGTGAAGGAATTCAAATCTATATTTGAAGGATTAGACGCGGCTTATGGTCAGCACCAATCCAGCGGAAAACGTGCTGACGGTAAGCAGGATG